TGGCAGTCCTACAAGAAGTTTCTTCCCATATACATGGATAAGCCCAAATATGCATATCTTTCCATTCTTCTCTTAAAGGCCTTCCTCTAACAATTTTATGTAAGGTCATATTAGGATTTTTTTCAATATGATCGAATAATTCTCCGTATGGTTGATCGTTTTCTTTCCACCCATATATCTGAAAACTTGAATATACATGCAAATGCCAATCATCTCTTTCGAGTTCATGTAAAGCATTACATAATACATGTAAACCTCTTTGAGGGGTAGAAGCATAGATTAAATTTATTTTACCCTCTCTAGGTTTTTCATAATGTTCAAATGGAAATATTGCTGTTTTTTGAACTTCACAACGATCCATTGGTAAATCATATTTTTCTAGAAAAGTATGCATTTGCCAATAACTCGAAAAAATTAATTTTTCAAATTGTTCTGCTCCGTCTTTATTTTTTAAAAAATCATGTCCTCCACTTGGATCTTTTGCTAAATCATGAAACCACCAAATTCTGGGCAAAATAGTTTGAATATTTTCTGGATATAATCTTGATATTACCCATTGATAATCTGTTTTATATTTTTTAGGCAAATGCGACCATAATTCTAAGGTTGTTAATTCTGTTCCCCCAAAAGAATTCTTAGCCATATTATTTTCTTTTCTTTGAGGTATTGTCTTATCTTTATAAATGTCTTTCATACTTCAATCTTGAATGTTCTGGGGCTATTTAAAATATGTTCTTTTAATTCTTTATGAAAATTTATATTTGCTTCTCTACATTCTTCTAAAGAACTTTTATACTGTCTTTGTTCTTTATCTTGTATAGTTTTCCACCAATCGGTTGTGGGACAATATAAAGGTTTATGTTTTAAACCATAAAATTTAGAACACCAAGGAAAAACTACAACAACCTTTCCTAAAAGTGTTGCCCAATAAGCACCATGATAAGAATTTGTAACTACAATATCTCCGCTTGCAATAAATTCTATTGTTTCTTCAAAATTGGCTTCATTGTTTCCTTTATGAGGATAATCCCAAGTTTCCGGAGGCATGCCATGAATAACATTCATTGGAAGAGTTGAATGAGTAAAAAATACAATATCATATTTGACTTCATATTCTTTATCAAATGCTTCATGCATACAGCTTGCGCATGGAACCCATCTTGCGGATGGTATTGCTTGATATATATGTGGATGATGATCTCGTATACCCAATAAATCAAATGATCTTATATAGCCTGGATAAGTTATATTCATTGGCGGTATACATTGTACTTGTTCATCTAAACAAATATACATATGTTCGCCTAATCCCCATCCATATATTCTATAATTAGAACTTTTTTGATGTCTCAGAACATGAGACATTGGCCTCATTTGACCTATGAGTCCTCCACCACCGTAAATGACGTTTTCATGAGGTGGTGTATAATCATATTCTAATTTAAAGATATCTTTTTGATTTCCTGGTAAATCAAAATATTTTGTAGGAGTACTGTACGAATCGCCTATGTTAGTTTCATCTGTCCTAAATATATTAGTAAACTGTAATTTCATAGAAAAGGTATTAACATGGATTTAAATGATTTTGGTTTTAGCACAGTTAGTGAACAAGATTTTACTTCGGCTGCAAAAGAACCTGAAGAGAAAGTAGTTACTGCTGCGGTCGAAAAAGCCAAAGCCGGGCAAATTAAAGAAGTTGAGGGAACTGTAAATAAAATTTGGAGTTTGTTGGACTATCATTATGAAGATATTGATAAGCATAAGGAAAAATTAAATAAAGAATATGAACGACAGATGAAAGAGGTTGAAGATTTAATCGTTCCTTTGTTAAATAATTTAGCAAAATCTTCCACTAATGAATACATATATTGGCCGAATAGACGAGAGATTCTAGAAACACAAATTGAGAAAATTACTGCACATACTCGAGACATTAATATATTCACTGAGTAACTCCATATTTACAAAGGAAGTAAGAATCAATAATATCGGTTGCAGGGTTGCCATTTTCTTGAACTAATTCAAAATTATTCGGCTCTGCCTTCCAAGCTTCTAACATAGCTTCTTTATTAGAATTTCCCTTACCTGTTGCGAATTTCTTAATAACAGTTGGAGGAACTGTTTCATAACGGAAACCATTCAGTTTTAATTTTAATTTTAAAATACCAACATTTTCCGCGATGTTAAAAACTCTACCAGTAGACCCATAAGAATAATCTTCTAATATAACTTTTTCAGCTCTACCATTATGCCAACGTAATGTATCTATGGTCCATTCTGCTAAAAAATTATACTTATCTATAAATGTTAAATCTTTTGGTAATTTATAACAATTTACATTTTGAAGGGCGGACCACCTGGGCCTCCACTTATCCAAAGCAAAAAAATAATAAGTACAATTATTGGGACTGCATATTCCATTTTTATATACACAAATACATGGACTGGTTGTAGAATAATCTATTCCTGCACAAATCAATTAAAATCCTAACTGTTGCAATTCTCTTATACTATCTCTTGCAGATGTATGTAAGATTGCAATGCCGCCTTTTGACTTCCAATCGGCTACGTTTCGTTCAGAATCATCAATTAAAATATTCGGAGATAAATTTTCTTCAACGGCATAATATAGTTTTTCTCTCTGAAAAACACAATGAATCCTTACGGGAAATATTTTATAATGTTTAAAAATCCATTGCATTTTTTGCACGCGACATTCTGGAAAACCAGAGTCGTTAGGAATCGCGGTCAAAACATGCCAATCAAATTGTCCGGAAATATGATTTATTAATTCATCCGCATCGGGCATTTTGGGAAGAGAAAAGAAAAAATCTTCAGGGAGAAGTTCCCATCTGTTTGCCCATTCTTTTTTAGTATCAAATTGTTCAATGATGGGTTTATCAAAATCTGATAAAACACCATCCATATCAATAAAAACTTTCATAATTAATCGTATATAAAATTCATTTCACCTTCAAGGCCCACTTTTTCTTTGTATGTTTTATCAAGAATATCTTCTAACCAGAGTTTACCAGTAAAAGCAGGCGCATTCTCGATATCTTGCCACACCTCTTGGATTGCGTTAACACCTAATGATTCAGTATGTTTTTCAAGAACTTTAACACACTCATCAACATATTTTTCAAATGTTGTTTTCATAATACCCTCTATTATACATCATTAATAAGTAAATTTCAACAAAAAAATTTTAAATCAGATCTACAACTTCACATCCACCATCACTTCCACAAGCCGGTGTCTGAGCACCAGCAGTGTGATCTTCTTTTTCATAATCACTTAATTTATCCCAATTTACATTTTTGGGCATTTTTAATAATAATTCTTTATACTGTTCTTCATCACAATCTTGGTAAGGAGCTTGTTTATACGTATATTCACTAAATGGTAAAAATGAAATACCACTAATGGAATCAAAATTTTCCCAAACCCATGAACCCACAACCATCCATTCGTGTTCTTTAACTGATACTGTAATAGATGGTTTATGTTCACACCAATGATCTTGATATATTTTCCACAATTCTAATTGATCTATAGCTGTCATATCTGTTCTGCATATAGCCCCTTTTGGGCTTTTTTGTGGAAAGGAAAATACTGAAGTATGAGTTGGTTTTGTTACATCTGGCTCATTTGGAAATTTGGCATCTTTCATGAACTTACATAAAGGATCTTTATTATCCGCTCTTACTGTGCGGACATAATAAGGATTATGTCTAGCATGAATACCAGAAGAACTATCAACCAACTGAGATACCGTTCCAGAAGGTTTGATACAAGTAATTGCCGCCGATCTTGGAATTCCGAGTTTAGTAGACCATTCTTTATTTGTTTCAATAGCGACATTTCGTAACTCCTCTAAAAGATTGCCGGTTTTTACTTTTCCTTTTTTTCCATTTGTTAATTCGTTATCCATTATTCCGGTAAGAGATACTCCCAAAAGTCGTTCTTCTTCACAATTTCTGGCCCATTCTTTGGTGATGTATTTGAAGTTAATGAGAGTTGATTGGAATGTTCCAAGTATGGTAGCATTGCGAACTTTATCTTTGAGAGATTGGCGAGTGTCCCGTCCTCTGACAACGACTTCAGATAAGTTGCAAAATTCTCGTGACCGTAAAATGATCTCGCTGCACGGATTTGTACCAAAATCTTCTCTGGGATCTCGTCTTCGAATAAATCCTCCATGTTCATCTTGTTCCCTTTCGTTTAGTTTTTGAACTTGTCTATTAGCTGAATCTCCATTATATATTCCTCGTTCTCCAGATTTTGAATCATAAAGAGATAACCACTCTCTCATAAAAGTACCAACGTCTGGTTTTTCTTTATAATTAACAGAATTATTTGCTAAAGCACGTTGTACATTAAATTTATACCATTCTCCATGTTTTGCGAATCGCATTTCGCGGTCATTAAGATCACTAAGACTGATAAGTGCACTTCTTCGAACACCTCCTACAACAACTACTTCTGCTGTCTTACAAATGATATCATGACATTCAATTGGTTTAAGTTGTCTTCCTGCGGCAGCTGTAAACATCCCCGTTACAAAATTAAATAAATCTACTAGCGGTTCTGGGCCTGAAGCTCTACCTCCAAATGTTTTTAAAGGCATGCCTGCAGCCCTTACTTTACTCATATCCCATTTAGGAGAAAGTCCTTGATATAATAATGAAACTAATTCTTTAAAAGCCTTACACCAACCCAATTTACTATCTGCAACTACTATGGTAGTATCTGTGAGAAAAAATTCTTCCGCGATAACTGGCATTTGTTTTGTATATTTTTCTTCAACGGAAAAACCAACACCTGTTCCATTCATTAAAACATACATAATTTCATCAAACGTTCTTTGATTATCACATTTTAAATACGAACAATTATATCCAGCAACATTTTCTTTTTTAAGAGGCTCTCCGGCTGTCATTAAACATCTCATAGACGGCATAACTTCTAAATTTAGAACTGCTTCTTCTAATTCTTTTCTTTCTACATCAGAAAAATCATAATCGCATTTTTCTTTTAAATCTTCTTTAAAAAAATCAAAATATCTACCGATTGTTTCGGACCATTTTTCTCTTCTTTCTTCATCATACCTCCATCTTGCATATCTTGAAAGATGTATAAATGATTGATATTCTGTAGGTAGGTTCATTCATTTTCCTTGTGTTAAATTTTTTTTAGGAATTCTTTTCGTTCTCGTTTTGATAACCCCTCGAGGGCAAATGCTTTTCTGTCTGCTAATTCATACTTTATTACTTCCATTTCTTGTTTAGAAAATGTAACAGCATTTTTATCATAATCTTCAAATGCCTCACAACACAAAGGAAATTCGGGTTTGACTAACTGATACATAGCTACAGCATAATCTTGAGTTTCTTTCTGTGTATGATTATCCATTCTTAATTTACAAAAGTGAAAAAAATTATGTAAATCTATTTTCCAAATAACTTCAGTATAATTACCTACTGGTAGCACAGAACGAGCTAATTCTCGAGCCAAATCAAGATCTAATAAATTGTGATAGGAGTGAATAGCATTATCATATATGCGATTAAATTCGAATTTAACAAGACCTTTTTGCTCAATTTCTTCACCTCTACCCTGATTGTTTTGGGTTGATTGTTTTTGTATATCATCGTCATGAGGAACATAAAAGTCTTCACTCATCAACGAATATCGTCCAGAATATTCATTTAAATTCGCCGTCCGATGTCGAACTATTTGTCTCATAACGAAAATGGGCAATTTTAAATAAAACTTTACTTCACACATCTCAAAAGGCGAGGTGTGTTTATGCCGCATTAAATATCGAATTAAATTACGGGTCTCACTAACTTTTTTTGTACCTTTGCCGTAACTTATTCGGGCGGCATCGACTATATCTTCATCACTTCCCATAATATCTAATAATCTAACTAGTCCATCTTCATGGACTTTCACTTCTTCATTCATGATCTTTTCCACTGGTTAAATTTTATTCTTGCGGGAAGGCCGCGATAAGTATTCATATTTATTATATCAATAATTTCCAAAATATCCATTTCACCCACGACCATATCATTAATATCTTTAAATTTAACTGTGTCTGGCCATATGCAAACCGCGAAACCTTTTTTAATAGATTTTTCTATTTTAAATACAATTTCTTTATTTCTTGGTTCATTATCATATACAAAAACAACGTTCTTAGCATAAAACATACTAACATCATCCAAATCGCTGCCGGCCATGGCAAGAGAATTTGGAAGAAACATGCTATCAAACGGTCCTTCAACAATGTATATTAATTCATCTTCTTTTATTTTATCTAATCCGAA